CCCTTCTTTCCTCTTACACATTCATCAGTATCAATTCCAACATACACATATCCAAAACTCCTTGCATAATTTAAAAGTTCAAGATGTCCCCTATGAAGAATATCAAAGGTTCCATTAACAAAAACTGTTTTCATTATTTGAACTCGCATTCAACCATAATCTCAGTTAAACAAGCAAGTAAATTTATCTCCTGATCTGCGACGAATGCGATTTGGTACTGATACTTAGCAAGAATAAGGACGGCAGCAGGAATAGTATTAGGGACCAAGGATGCATAAAGAGAATCGTAGATACGACGCAAAAGTACAGTAGGATCATTGTCCAGGTTACTGACACACCATTTACGTACTTCCTGAAATTTCTTTTCTTTAAGGTTTTTAAGTAATTCATCTACAGCAATGTCCGAGAACGCCGCAAGTATTCCCGAATCAATTTTCCCCCCGACCGAGTACCTCTGACATTCATTAAGAACTCGTCTCCAATCAGGAAAATGTTTATTAATGAGTTGAACAAGAACCTTCTTATCGGCTTCAATCTTTTCTCGATCCAGGATACTCGTAAGCCTTTTGAAGAACTCCGCAGCAATTGTTTGCTTCTCTTTGCCCTTGATGCCAAATTCGACCACAGCACACCTGGAATGGAGGGGTTCGAGTATTTTATTCTTATAGTTGCAGGTGAAGATGAATCTACAATTCCCTGCAAATTCTTCGATAAACGCCCTGAGTAAGAGTTGGACATCGTTACTCGTGTTATCCGCCTCGTCGATGATAATAACTTTGTGTTTCGCTTCCGACGAAAGCGAGACCGTTGAGGCAAAGTTTTTAGCATTATTACGGACGGTATCGAGGAACCGTCCTTCGTCCGATCCATTGATGACATAGCAGTCTACCCCCAGTTCGTTACAAAGTGCTTTAGCCACTGTTGTCTTGCCAACCCCAGGAGGACCAGCAAGTAACATATTTGGTATTTCGCCTTTATTTAGAAAGTCCTGAAAGGTCTTCTTAATATTATCTGGAAGAATACACTCTTCAATCGTTTGAGGTCTGTATTTTTCAACCCAAATAAAATCACTCATAATTTAATTCCAATGGCGGATTACACCCGCAATAATAAAACAATTAGTTGCCAAATAAGTAAAGAATATAACAGTACGAAAAATAGCAACAGAATTATCGTACCGTTTAGTCTTTTCGTCGTTGAATGACCCCAAAGCATACTTCCATGTCCTCCAAAACCGTATCACTTTTAATCCTCTAAAGATCTAGCGTAATATGTTTTTGTTGAATCATATCCTTCCTGTGGTTGAGAAGAAACAACAGGATTCTTTGTACGATTTAATAAACTAATAAACTTATCTGCTGCAAAAGTTCCTGCAACACATACTTCAATTTCATCACCATCATCCCACACTGGATCACCATTCTTCTTTCTCATATCCAGAGCTTTCTCTAGATCATCAATAATCTTTTGTGTGATTTTCATTATCCAAATGTAGAATCTGGTTCCAATGCTATGTAATATTTTAGATCATATTGAGTATTTGAAAATTGCGATAAAAGCTTAGAAGAAACCACAACATCATAAGCACCAGGAATAATCTTAATATTCTCAACTTTAAAGTTAAAGGTAAACTCCTTATCCGTTTCACCAACAGTGATGGCATATTCATTTGAAGTATCATTCTTCTTATCACGAACAACCAATTTAACTGACCCTTCTGCTCCAACAACACAAAAATCAGGAAGTTGATATACTGTTGCTGCCTTAAGAAGTTTCTCCAATGAAGCACTATCTAATTGAAAATGAACATCCTCAGAAGGAAGTGAAATCACTTTTTCTGGTGGAGAAATAATTACATTAGGATCTGCAAAGAAATACTTAACTCTACGCTTGCCTTCACGGATACTAAGATAAGACTGTTCTTTAAAATCAAGATCTGGATCATGATGAAGACCCAATCCATTTAAAAACTGATTCAAATCATAGATAGCAAAATCACGACCAAACTCTTCTGTAATATTTGCTTCTGCAAGAATATTCTTAGCAACAGAAATAGTACGAAGTTGTGTTCCTTGCTTTACGAGAATTGAATTATTAATTCCAGCAAAGTTTTTTAAAATTGTTAAAGTGTTTTCAGAAAGTTTCATAACGAGTGTTAGTGTAATCAGGTTCTTGAGTGTTGCCGCTAAAGTAATAAAGCAATAAGCAATAGTGCATTGCCTTTAGTATATCATTCTTTGCTGATCCCTTCTTATCATAGCGGCTCAAATACTTAAGTGCATTAGAACGACAGAAAGATTCAGCATCACCTACTGAATGAATAAGATCCAATGTCTGTACATCTGAATTCTCATTTGTATAATGTCCCTTATAAGTGGAAGAGACATAAGATTTAAGATCTTCAAGACCTTTATCTTCTTGATATTTTTGATGTGAGGGACCTTTCAAATTTGGTGCTGGTTTTTTCTTATCTCCTTCATAATAATCTCCCTGAATAACTTCTTTCTTTGTATAATCATCACCAGGTTTTCTTCTAGTAACAGTTTTACCACCATCAGGTGATTCATAAACCCAAGGACTTTCTTCACTCATTGCAGATGGATAAGGATCATTAGATAATCTATTATTCCCATATACTGAAAGGTGATCTTTATCCCATTCCCCCGAAACATTAAATTCTGCATTCTTATCTGCAGCCATTCTATCCTCCTCTAACATCTTCTTAAGTTGTTCTCTACGCTGAAGTATACCAACGAAGGTATTACCTGTGTCATCTTTTTGGTCCGTATTCATAATAGGATACTCCTTATCAAGATCTCCATAGAGTACTTCATACGCCAAACTCCATGCATTCACCATAATTCATCCATTACATTATATCAGAATTAAATGTCCTCGTCAACTGCAAAATAATCATCAACTTTTGTGATAGATGTATCCAAAATTTGAGTCATCTGCTGTTGTGTTTTGAGAATTAAATAAAGAGGAGCAAGTGTAATAAAAAGAACACAAACCATGTTAAAAACTACTGGAGTTGCTCTAATAAAAGCATCACGCCAAATATTATCATAATCCATAATCAATCCTCCCCATAAGCTTGATCTTCTGCAGCATCGAATCTAAAGTCCACATCTACTTTATCATACAATTCTAAAAAAGATTGTTTTGTTTCATCATCGAAACGATTAACACATACTGCAATTGCCTTTTCCTTCTTACCAAAAATTGCATAAGCACGAAGAATATGAACTAAACGACGAGTACTAATAATCTCATCTACTCCACCATCATAAAAAGTCTTACGGATGATATCTGCCCAGTCTACTAATCTCTTACAGAAATCTTTATCATTCACACCAACCAAATCAGCAACATTTAAAAGAATCTTCTGCTCTGATGTAGGTGCTGGATAATCCTGCTCAAAAGTTACTGGGAAGCGTTCAAGGAAGGCTTCATTGAGCACATTAGTTCCAATGAATCTTCCATCGTCTGAACCTTTACCTTTAGTATTTGCTGTAGCGATGATGTTGAATCCTTTTGCTGGTCTGACAAATCTTCCGATTTTTTTAAGGAAAATTCCATTACCTTCAAGGATCGGTTGGAGGCAGAGGATTTTGTTTGAGGCAAGGTCGATTTCGTCAAGTAACAATACACACCCTCGTTCCATAGCTTCAATGACTGGTCCATTGTGCCAAACTGTGGCACCATCAACAAGGCGGAAACCCCCGATAAGATCATCTTCATCTGTTTCTATCGTAATATTTACTCTAATAAGTTCTCTTCTGAGTTGTGCACAGGCTTGTTCGACACCAAACGTTTTACCGTTGCCTGAAAGGCCAGTAATGAATGTAGGATAGAACAAACGGGCTTTGAGAATGGCCTTAATATCGCTAAAAGGACCAAACTTGACGAAGGTATCATTTTTCTCTGGGATAAGGTTTTGTGGGGTAACAGAAGGAGCACTAAAAGATCGTTCAATAGTTTCTACTGTTTCTTTTGTTATCTCAAGATTCCATTTACCTCTTGCAGTTTTGAATTGCTCAAGGCGACGAGTTACAGTCTGATAATTAATACTTCTAGAAGCACAGAATCCTCTTACATCAGCAGCTGTAATTTCAACTCCATATAAAGATTGTAATTCATTAAGTAACTGTTTATCTGTCAAAGCAATTTTATGAGGCATGATGTAGCGTTTTATTTATGACGTTATTATAGTAAAAAAAGAAATATTTTTGTCCCTATAGTGGACAGTTTTTAAAGTGGTTAAGCAACCAATTCAATAAACTCCCCCAACACTTTTTTATTCATTTTTTTAGTTTTTAAAGATTTAACAAATGCTCTTTTAATTTGTGCTTTTGTTGCATCTTCTTCCACATCAAATTCATCATCATTTGCCAAAGCAGTAGAAGATAAACCAAAATAAGTATGGTATCCAGAATTTTTAATAGCAAAAGACCTTTCTCTCTTCCATCTTTTCATTATCTTATCATACCCCTCATCCTCATACCCAGTATAACGTCGAATAAATTGTCCAGCATCACGACTATTAAGAACCCTAATCCCAATAAAATTAATATCAGAAAAACTCTGACGTAAATCCTTAATTAATAAATCCGTTACATCTGCCCAATATCCCATACCCTCACAAGAATAAGTATATCCAGTTTTACGATTCCTTATTATACAACGATCATGAACATAATTACTTCCCATAAAAGGTTCATTTTCCCAATGACGTTGTATCTCTCTACTGTACCTTATAGGAGCAGCTTCTCCATCAGTAAGAACTATACACTGAACTTTCTGAATATTATTTTCTTTTTTAAACTGCGGAAGAATCTGATGTAAACAGACTAAAGCTTCATTCAATGGAGTTCCAGAAAGATTCATCCCAATAGGAACATTAAATGGACAATAAACATCATGAGTAAATGCACAAGCAAGACGAAAAGTATTTTTCATCTGATCTTCCAATATTTTACCCTTTACTTTACTAGTAAATAAATTCATTAAAGAAAATGACTCTTCAATCAGAATAAGACCTTCATTTTTTTCATAACGTTGTTTGGTATAATCAGTAGGATAATTATTAGTAAGAGCATATACCTCAAAAGGTATATTAACTTTCTTACAAAACCACAATAAATTATAAAGTTGTTTAATTGTATCCAGCATCACATTCTGCATTGAACCAGACCAGTCTAAAAGAAAAACTAATCCGTGGTTTTTCCCATCAGAAACTGTAGTAATTCTCTTAAAGATGTCTTCATTGAATCGATACGTATGAAGCTTTGTTGTATCGAGGACCCCAGTGCGATTTGTAGCAGAGCGAGCATAATTGTCAGCTGCTTTCCTACACTCAAATTCCTTAACAAGATAACCAACCTCCTTTTGTGCAGATCTTTTAAACTTTACAAATTCTTCATCAATTTCATCAAATAAATTAGATCTAAAATATCCAGTATATTCAGATTCATTCCAATCTTTTTGTTGCCCTATAAAATCTTCATCAATACCATCATGAAGTAATTTATTAGAAATAATAACATTTTCCAAATTTACTGTAGGCAATTCAACATAAACATTTTCAAGATTATTTCTATTATCATTCAAATCCTTAATAGCATCTTCAAGAGAATTAACAGTTCTTATTTCCAAATCAGCATCTTCACCACCTTCCCCTTCTTGACTATTTCCTCCAAATTTACCCTGTTTTTGTTCAGTTAAATCAGATTCAAACTCATCATCATAATTTCCATTTCCATCATCAAAAAAATCTTCTTCAAAATTACCATCAGAATCAGGTTCAGGTTCAATAATTTTAGATTTATTTTCTTCTACTTCTTCTTTACAATATTCATATAAAACAAGTGCTGCTTTTTTTACATCAGTAAAAGTTTCACACTTTTGAATCATACTGATAATCTGTTTTTCAGTAATTGAAAAATCCAAAGAAACGAACGAACCCACTTTGAAATATAGATTAATCCTATCAGCAAGATTAAAAGTAGTAAGATCTTCACCATTTAATTCAAAAAAATCACGATCATTAAGTTCATTATATCCATTATAAAATGATTTTGCAAGACCTGGATATTTTCTCTTCATCAATTTCTCAATTCTTACATCTTCTACAATATTAACAAATGACTGAGGGATCTTCATCTCTAACCACCAATCTTCATCAGGAGTAAATAACGCATGTCCGACTTCATGCCCCACAAGCATATCATATACATTATTACTTGCTTTCTTCCATTGTGGAAGAATTAGAACACGACTATGAACATTAAATTGAGCAGTATCTACATTCTT